ATTTAAAAATAATTGAAATTAAATTAAAATATAAAAAAGAATCTAAAATTATTGAAGAAAAATATGAAGAAAAACCCAATATTATGAATTCCCAAAAAGATAATAACCCATACATTATTGTTCAATATGAACCCAATAAATCTATTCAACCTATTAATCAACCTATTCAATATATTCAACCTATTAATCAACCTATTCAATCTCAACCTATTCAATATATTCAACCTATTAATCAACCTATTCAATATATTCAACCTATTCAACCTATTCAACCTATTAATCAATCTATTCAACCTCAATCTATTCAATCTAAAAATAATATTAAATCTAATAAACCATTAGATCTGTCGAGGTCAACAAATAAATTTTATAATTTATCATAAAAAATTGATTAATAATTATAAATATAATAGCAGGAGATATACCAATTTGCGAAAGAAAACGAAGTTAAATTGAGTATATATATAGCGAACCGACAAGCAAACACGATGAGCAACACCGTCACAAATACCGAATGCACAGGCGTATTTTGTCAGGAAATATATGTTTCGTATGCCTTTCGTTATAATGAACCTGAATATATGAGGCATCGTATTGGGATATGTGGCGACTATCACCTATTTGTCAAACACGGAGACAAGGTCTATATGGAGGTTAAGAAAGTTGGTGAGATTGTGATGTCTTTTGCCGAACTCCAAAAAAACAAATATTGGAAATATTACTATGACATGTCGCTTATGCTCGCAATTGATAAAGAGATAAAAAATGAGCAATTTAACAAGTTCTATGATGAGGCATATGAATATACAGGAAATAGAGTATGGTCTTTGGATACCGCATATATTGATTTAGATATTGACGAAAATGCCAAGAGCAACTACAAGATAATCCCAAGCGGAAATGTATGCTATTACAAAATCAACCCCACAGACGTGGAGAAGATGGAATACTCTTCTCAGCAAGGAATAGATATATTCAAACAGATTTATATGTGCCGAGTTGATGTTAGGTCAGGATATTTTCTAAGTAGGTCAGTTATTTATAGAAATATCGCGATAGAGTATCAAGTGTCAAAGATGGAAAAAGAACTTGATGAACTTTCAACTTTCTTTGAGAATAAAAAGAATGTCATTAATCTTGTAACAACACTTAATAATAAATATGGTTTGAATGAAGATATAATAGGGATTCTAATTAACAAGTATCTATAAACTTGTTAATGCTGATGGAAATAAAAAGTATGAATATCTTATGAGCGAACAAGTAAATTGTAATTGATTAAGGTTAGATATGTTAGATATTTTTTATTTTTCTAATAAATGAAGATTATGTGTTTTACACCTTCGCGCATTTAAAACGCCGATTTTAAAATTACATCTACACCAATAGCAATTTTTTTCACTTCCTTGTTGTTTTTTAACTAATATATTAACTGCTTCTTCAATGGTTTCTTCAAACTTATCAATACTACAACCATTAATTTCATCATAATTTTCATAACCTCTTTCTTTGAAAAAGTGAGGTAATCGTGGTTTTAAATTATTACGCATTTCTTCACGCATTTTAGGTCTTGTAAGATGTAATTTTTTATCACAAGGGATAAAATCAGGAATTGTATCTAATTGAATATTAGATATATTTGCAATAAATTCTGTCATCGCACCAGTAAAATCTATATTATTAATACCACAGGTTGCCTTTGTTATTTTGCTAATAATAGCAGAACTTATTTTACTTATAGTTGGCATTTTATTAATATTTAACTTTAATATGTTTATATTAAATAATATCAATTTTTTATTTTAATATTAAATCGGCGTTTTAAATGTGCGAAGGTGTAAAGTAGTTGTCATATATATTAGATTATTAGATTATTAGATTATTATATTTATATATTTTTTATAAAAAGAGAATATATATTTACTATTTATGTTCTAATTTCATTTTATTAAAAGAAAAATTGATAATTTTTCTTTGATTTATTTAATTAAAGTCTTGCAAAGGATAAGATGTCTCCTAGATGGATGATGGACCCTGATTTCGAAATTGACGGATTTGAGTATTATAACTCAGACGATGAAGAAGATGACCGTGTATACAACTCTAAATATGGATATGAAAGTTCTGTATATATGGGCTGTGAGTTCATTCGTACCATATATATTGGTTATACGGATGAAGACGTCGACTACGACGAGACCTATGATTAATAAATTTGCAAAAAATATGTGTATTTAGTATTATATATTATATATTTTTTATATTTTAGTTAAAATATATTTTTTACTTACTTTGAAGCATAACAGGATGTAGGAGATCCATAATGTCCTTTGCAACCACATAGAAAACACACATTACTATTTTGAGATTTTTTGTGTCCTTTGGGTTTATCTTGTTTTTTGTTTTCCATTTTTTATTATCATAAAATAAATTTATTGTTTTGTAAATAAAATATGTTTTATTTTTAAATAATATTTTTAAAAAATGATTATTGATATTTTATTAAATATCAAAGTCATAAACCTGTTATATCGCAAAACTTGCAGATATACCGAGTTAAACTTCTATTCCGTCAAAGGAACTCGCGATACGAGAAAGCGTAATAGCGTATAAACAAAGGAACTTTGCATACCTCTAAATGGTTCAATATATCTATCATTCCATCAAAGATATGGAGTTTTCTGGTGTATTTGATGCATGTTTTAATTCTAAAAAAAGCGGGAATAATAGTATCTATCTAAAATATTTCTTATTTATTAAGTATGGTAACTTATTATATATTGATATTAAAAGCGTTGGGAGTATAATTATACCTTTTGAAGAACTTATGAAACACAAGTATTTGAAGATGTACTACGAGATATCTATTATGCTTATAGATAACAAACATCGAATCATCGAAAAAAGGAGCGAAGATGACCATTATGAAGCGCGCTATAACAAGTCAATATACAAAGAAGAAAGGGATTGGTTTATTGACAGCGCTTATTTTATAGAAGACTTCTCAACTAAAATTAAAAGGGTTGAAACTGGAAAATATTATCACTACTATGATATCAACCCTAATAATTTGAGAAATATGGATGTTTCAAGTGCAACAGATATTGCAAGATTTTTCGAAGTCTTAAAGATTAGATATGGATATGAACAAGGAAAGATTTATAAAAAATTATTTGAAGATTATACAAATCTTCTGCTTGAATATAATATTAACTTGGTAGAGAAAGGGGTTGAAGAAATATCTACAAGTCATGAAGATGATAAAAACTTCTTTAACCTTCTAGAACTTAATAATAAAAAAGGTATGAATGCTGATTTATTCAATATACTTTATAATCTTCTTATCAGCACAAAAAAACAAAAAAGGTTTGCGCATTTTATAAAGTTTTAAAATTGTATTATATATTCATTCATTATTTGTTATATAATATATTGTTTCATTTATTTTTTTATATGTAAACATATATTAAAAAATGATTAATAAATGTTTATTTAATTATAAGAGTTTCATATATAAAAGAATATAACGATGGAACTTTCAGGATTCACTATTATGTCCAAGGATTTTAAGAATAATAGAGCTACTTATTTCAAGAACTTGATATTCATCAAGTTTGATAACAAAGTATATATTGAAGTTTCAAATGCGGTGGTGTCATCTGTCATTCTACCCTTTGATAAACTTATGAAACATGATCAGTTGAAAATTTACTACAAATTATCTCTTATTGCTATTGGAAAACCTAATATTGACGCCGATTATTATGGGAGCAAAAACCCAGATTATGTCCCTAAAAAGCATGCGAAGGATTTTGATATATATATAGATACTATATATATTGTAGAAGATGCATTAACACGCAAACAGGAAGCGATGAAAGGTAATTGTTATCAAGCAATTAACCTCCAAAAATTGAAAAATATGAAAGTTTCTACAGATGCAAAAATAGAAGAGTTTTTTACTAATTACAATATTAAGTATGCGTTTGAGGAAGAAAACTTTGAAGAAAGGGCAAATATTTACACAACCCTTGCGAATGCATTATAAATGTTATGAGTATTGTAAAGTATGTTAGCATAATATATATATATATGAATTGTAATTCATTATATAATATATTTCAATTGTAAATACAATATTATATATATGCCCTCATATTTAGATATACTACCAGAAGATATTCTAATTCACGTATACAGAATGCTATATAAATCTATCCTAAATGATATGAAGAATGAAAGTAAATATAAAAATATACCGTTGTTTAATAAATTGCTTGAAATAACTAAAAATCCATATATAGATAATTTAAATTATTATGATTTTGTTGCCAATTATTGCATAGATAATATTATAGAAAAATATAAATGTTATGAAATTGAATACGACGAGGATAACTGCTATAATTCGCTATTATATAATTCATCTTTATATTATAAATCCTACTACATAAAACCATTAGATATTGAAATAAATAAAATAGAGATATTTAATTTTTTTATATATAATTTATACAATAATAATAATGATAAAAGTTTCGCTATATTTAATATTACCTATTTTGCTAATATAAATTATGAAGGTGTTATAAAAAATGCAAATAAAAATGGATTTATTTTAGAAAGAGATGAACCTTTTAGATGTTTAGCAGAACTATTATATTATATAATAGATTTCTATGACTATATAAAGCAGATCTTATATATGAATATACAATATATTGAGCAGATAAGTGGTATATTTAATTTGTCAAGAGAGAAAATGAATGAGCGAAATAATTTGATTGATATACTTAACTTTCATAATAATCATAGATGTATAGAAGAATTAATTTATGATATTCAATATAAATGTGTAAGATTACAATTAAATTTAATAATGTGATAAACTGGTATTAGTCAAAATGCATTAATCATTATATTATTGCGATGCAATCTTTTACATAATTATTGTAATATCCAATATGTTTTCCAGATTTAATTAAATCTAAAATATTTGCAAATGAAAACTCATATAATAAAGAAACAGAATCTCTAACATTTATAGTTATGTAATACTTATCATCTTTTAAATATAAACTTATAGGTTCTTGTATAATATTAGGTGTTTTGTCATGAATGATGTTGCTATTAATATTTAAAGTATCAAGTTTCTTTTTAGATAAGGGGGATTGTCGCCATGCATTTAATTCATCTTTTATATCACATAAATACATTATAGGTTTTGAAACATAGACTAATTCCCATGTATTAGTATTTAATAAAATAATATGTGTGTATTTTTCTAAACAGTTTTTGAAAATTCTTGAATGACATCCTCCAATATAATAATCATCTTTATAATGAACTAAGTTACTTCCCCCTCTTAAATAAGTAATTGAAGTGTTGATTGGTAAAGTGCAATCATCTTGTTTATAAATAACTTTACAAATTCCATTTAGATTAAAGTCATACTCAATTATAATTAGCGGATCATAGTTATATACAAAATACAATTTATTATTTTTAATAAAAGGTGCCCAATTTTTCTCTATATGGTTATTTTTTTTATTTTCTATTTGCAAAAATATAGGGTTCCATTCATTAAACTGAGTCAATCCTATACAATATTTTTGATTTTCGTATGGAGATAAGCAATTAAAAACTATATAAACAGTATCATTTAAAACAAAAATTCTAGGATTGCTCGCTTCTATGTCAAATCCTCCCTCTCTATGATTACTAATATTGTCACTTTTAAAATATAATCCGATTTGCCCTTTTTTGTTTTGTATACTTTCGCAACTATATGTTGTACCATCTAAATAACACATCGCGTTAAACATACAATAATTCACATTATCATAATTTCCTGTAATGTCCTCTATATATTTTGTATTAACATCTTGGCAATAATTATTTATATATAATTTTTCATTATATTGATAATCATTTGCATCATAAATATGTTCATGAATAATATTTAAAAACTGGTAATTGCATCCTTCGTATATTTCAAAAGCATTAAATATTGATAATGCTCGTTCTGTCAAAGATCCTATATTTCCTATTTTATTTTCGCTTTGCTGTTTAATTATCAATTGATATATTTCATCAACTAATATTTCTAACCAAATACATAATTTTTCATAAATTTTTACTGGATAAATATTAGTTTGTAGTAAAGATAACTGAATATTTTCTAATTCTGCTATAGTATATGTTTTACCAAAACATTTGTTATAACTTGCAATAATAAAAACAAAATTTGCATAATTATTACTATACATAAAATCCGACCAAATTCCATTCTTAACTATAGGTCCTAAAGTAAAAGGTAATAAATAAATAGTATCTTTATCTAAATTATCATAATTGCTGTTTTTATAGTAATGCGTCATATCATATTGTGAGAAACCAACCATATCATTATTCTTATATAATTTATTCCAATATACATGAAGATATGCAGATGTTTCCATATATCCTCTTTTTTGTAAAAAAGGATTATATATTTCTAACTCGTATTCGTAAATAACATTTTTTCTTTTTTCATTTTTTTTACAATATGCTTCATTTACTCCAAAAAATATAAAATCACGATTATCATCTCTTAAAAAAAATTCTCTATGAAATACGCAATACATTACCATTTTACACATTATTATATTATTAATAATAGAATTACTTCCTTATATTATCAACAATATACCATAAAGAGTTAATAATAAATTAATTATTATATATGTTCTAAATAAATATTTAAAATATAAAAATTGATTAATAGTAATAATAAATATTATTACGCGCAACATATAAGCGTCTGTGTATCTCTTAAGAAAGAGATAATAGCGATCGTTTTTGATTGAAAAATATACCTGCAAAACAAGAAATAATCAACCAACAAAATGGAAGTAAAGTATGATAATGATACTAGTAATTCTTCTGCAAATACCAACATTATTCAGCATATTTCAGATAAGTTGGAGTTTTCTTGTTATCATTATCATCATAATAGGAACCCTTTCTATTTCTTGTTTATTCGAAAAGATAAAAATATATATATTGAATTGATTAATGAACACACCAAAAATAATAAATATGTTAATGATATTGTGATGTCATTTGATGATATGGCGAAGAACGAATGTCTTAAAAAATATTATGATATGTCTTTAATGTTAGCAAATAACAGCGATACAATCTATTATGATACATATGGTGTTAATTCAAAAAAGTTAATATTAACATATGATACTGATAGTGAAGATGACGAAGATGCCGAAAAAACTCTAAATATTAGGCACTGGTGTATTAGTAGTGATTTTGTTTGGAAAAATATGCGCGTTTCCAAAACAACTGATTTAAATTGTTATTATAATATTGACCCATTTACGTTTGAATATAATATTAGTACTGAAAAAAAAATAAACAGTTTTATGAGAGCAATTAATTCGTTTGCAGAATATAATGGTATTAGTAGTATTGTAAAAAACGAAATATTAACTAATTATAATAATAAGTGCATAATGGCGAACACAAACGCATAAGGTAAATAATTAAGGTAATATATGTGTTGTGTTATATTTATATGTATTTTTTATATTTATAGGAGATGTCTTTCTGATAATCGTAGAGGTGCATCAGTCTTTAGTAACTGTAAAGGAGGATTTGCTATTGGTAAATCTGTTTTATTTGGTTTAATACTATAATCAAATATTACATCATTATTGTTGTTAATATTGTTACCTCGTAAATTAGTATTATATACTTCTTCTAACTCTGAATCAAAAATGGAAAGATTTGGATTTCCTAATTTACTCTCATCGCCGTTAATATTATCTTTATGAAAATCAACATTATCTATATTGTAAGTATAATTATTTATTTTTTTATATTTTCCTAGTTCATCATATATCTTATTATGATCATTATTGTTATTATTGATATTAATATTGTTTGTTTTTGATGTAGAAATATTATTAATATTATCTACTTTTTTTACAATTAATTCTTGCGATTGTTGCATATTGTAATAAAATATTATTACTATTAATCCAATAAAAACAAAAAATGCAAGATAATATCCTTCATATTTCATAATAAATATTTATTCTTTTACTATATTATTATAATATTAAAATAATCATATTAAATTAATCATTAATCATTAATCATTAATCATTAATCATTAATCATTAATCATTAATCATTAATCATTAATCATTAATCATTAATCATTAATCATTAATCATCTTCAATAAACATCGCTTTCTTTTTATTATTTATCCCTTCGTCATTATCATCATTATAATCATTTGTTGCAAAACTTTCAGCACATTCTATTTTTTCATTATCAACATAAAATGACACGTTGTATTTATTACTATTATAGAATTTCAATCTGGATGCTCCTTTTCTTTTAAATATTGAAAAATCATCAAATATATCAATACATAGCGGAATATATTTTCGCTTTTCAGGTATTTCTCTAAGAATTCTACCAATTGATTGTTGAATATCTGAAATAGGACTTGCGAATATTATTGTATTTAATGAGGGAACATTAAACCCCTCAGATGCAAGTTGATATGTCGCAAGAATTATTTGTTTTTCTGAAGATATAGCGAGATCTGTTTGCTTCATACCACCAACATAAAAACCATAATTAGAATTGGCAATATTATGTTCAATAATAAATTGCTCAATATCTTTTAATTGATTTCTACGTTCACTTAATATAAGAACGCGTCTATCTGGTTCTTTACTTAAAATATCTTTTAATACTAAAATTATATATTCTGTCCTTGGTCTAAATGTACAAATGTTATTAATCATTCCAGCGCCATTCTCTTTCCCATTCCACATAAGTTTAACTGTTGAATAATCAATATGTGTTTCAAAATATTTATGAACTTGCACAATAACATCACATAACTCTTTGTTTTTCAAGGTATATACAGATTTACCTATATAATATTCAAAAACACGACGCATCCCATCTTTTCTATTTAAAGTTGCAGATAATCCAAGAATAATTGGATTATTTAATTTCTGGAATGCTTTACAAAATACTTGCGCGCCTGTATGATGAACTTCGTCAATAATTACAAAACCTATATCATCAAAAATTCCAATATCATAGTCTCGCATCGCAAGAGATTGTAGAGATGCAATTACAAAATCTTTCCCTTTGACATCTACTTTATTCTGCTTAATCATACCTACTTTTGCATCAGGGGCAAATAATTTTACTGTTTCTATAAATTGCTGGTTTAAAAAATCTTTATGACTTATAAACATAGTTTTTTTTTTTAATTGACATGCAATATATAAACTCATTATTGTTTTACCGAATCCACATGGAACAGATATAATACCTCCCATTTTAAGAGGATCTCGTGCGGCTTTTAAAAAGTTGTTTATAGGTTCTTGTTGTGTTTCTCTAAGATTTCCAATAAAATCTATATTTATATCTTCGCCACTTGTTAATTTACATAATGATGGCATGCCATATTTTTGGAATCCATAATATCTTGGAATATATATTCTTTTTTCATTTTCGCTATATAGTTGAAAAGTCAAATCTTCTTTTGATGAATTATTTTTTGATTTTCCTATATTAAAATTTACTTTAGGAGTCATAGTTAAATCTTTTCTTATACTTTCTAATTTATATTCATCTAATTCAGATTTTAAAATCCCATAACCATTCTTAGATAAGATTGAATACATTAATACAAATACTTAATACATATATATATATATGTGTCATTTTTTTATATGGATTATATATATAGATAAGCATTAAAAATAATTATTATGATTATTATTAATTCATTTAGAGGTTTAGCATTAATATTATTAGTTATTATATTGATAATTAAAGAAATACCTTTTAAAAATCTTTTCAAAGATTTAATGATACAATTTTACATGGCGTTAATCTGTATTTTATTCCTATTGCTTGTTGATAATATTTTTGGATTTATATTATCAATATGTTTATTAACACTATATTTTAGAATATATACAAGTGAACTCAATCTTATAAATAGGAATAATAATGATCAATATAAAAGTATTACAGATAAGGATATAGTAACTGAAATTAATACTGAAGTTAATACTGAAATTAATACTGAAATTAATACTGAAATTAATACTGAAATTAATACTGATAAATGTATAATGGACCAAGTTGATAGTAAAAGAATAATACCTATTAAAATAAATAATAATGAAACATATTGTTTAGTTCCATATATAACAGAAGAGAACCTTTTAGCTGCACAATCTAATATTATTAATCCCGAAGGATATAACAAAGAATATTATGGAGTAGATAAAGGAATATATAAAGAAGATGTCTATGGTTCGCAAGGATTAGATAATAAAAATATACATATACGTGGTTATGATGTTAACAATTCACATTTAGGAAAAATGCAATATGATATCATATAATATTATTAAATATTATAAATAAAAAATATAAGTTATTATTAAGAGATTATTAAATTATGATTGAAAATTTTGTTTCAAACTCAGAAAACGATCAAATTGTAGAAAAAATATTTACTCTTCTTGGGTACTCTATTATTACATTATTAGTATGCGGTACATTATTATGGGCATATTATATATCTGATAAAAATCAGCATTTTTTTATATCAATATTTTCACTATTTATGTTATTTTATGCTTTAATTATTATTGCGATGGTTGTAATTAATAAAAATAGTTATGATGCATTATCTTACATGTTATTATTTGGTATTACAATATTTGTAATATTTATAACATTTTTTATAAGTGTATTTTTCCTTTTAAAATATTTCAACATATTCTCTTCATCGTATTATATTGTAAAGCAAAATATTAATAATGTTAATAATGTTGATTATTATAGAAGAACATCATAAATTTAAATATTGTAATTATATATATTCAAAGAAAGATAACACATATATGATTGTAAATAATGATAATGATTTTATATATATATCAAAATTATTTAAATTATCCTGCAAATAATCAGGCATTTTTTCATATACAGTATTAATAATACCTGAATTATATATTACTAAGGATATTATAACTAATATTAAACTTTTTTTTGCTACTTCTGTATCTAAATATGATGAAATATCAGATTTATTTAAATTATTCTTATAATTAATATGTTGATAATGTTGTTGATTATTATATTGTTGTTGTGGTGGCATCATCATAGGGGATGGTTGATGCATATGTTGCGATTGTTGTGATTGTTGTTTGGATATCATTAACTCTTCTTGGAACTCATTTAAGACATCTTGGACAAGTGGATCATTAATATCATTAGTATCAGATATGTTTGTTTGTTGTGTTTTTAAAGGTAATGTATTTAGAGGTGTTGACATTATTATAATTCTATCTATTGAAGGATAATATTTTCAATATAAATTATATTACGCAAATATATATAGTTTTGTAAATAAAAAAGATAATATAATTAGAACGTTATATGAAAACTAAATTTACAATAACAGATTTTACACTTCCGCCTAAGATGAAAAAAAAGAATAGATTAACAATAAAAGAATTATTGCGATTACAAAAAAAGAAAAAAGGAAAAATAGAAATATTACAAAATATGGAAAAGAAAAGAGGATTTATAACAGCGGAACTTTCACCTCCACAAATAATGCGAAAGAAAAAAAAATATATAATTGATACACGTAATTCACCTCCTAAACAACCTAAAAGAACAAAGACTAAATTTATAATTGATGATGTTCCCTTACCTCTTTCACCTCTTAAGTATTCTAGATTAACAAATACTAAATTTATAATAGAAGATATCCCTTCTCCTCCTAAAAAACAAAATACTTCTCCTCCTAAAAAACCAAATACTTCTCCTCCTAAAAAACCAAATACTTCTCCTCCTAAAAAACAAAATACTTCTCCTCCTAAAAAACAAAATACTTCTCCTCCTAAAAAACCAAATACTTCTCCTCCTAAAAAACCAAATACTTCTCCTCCGACACAAATATCAACATCAAACATATCAAATCCGTGCTGTTCGTGTGGCAACATAAGAACAGATCTGACAAATTTTTACTGTTACTGGTGCCAACTCAATTATCACCTTGACAAATGCGTCACTAAGAATGCAAGTGAACGACAGAAACACAAATAATATCTTTAATTAGATGAAAATATTTTTTCAAAAAAACCAGGAATACTTATTATATTATCTGGTGTCTTATTAATATCATATGGTTCTAATGGTTTATCTTTGGCATTACATTTAACAGCATAAGATTTATACTTATAACATGTATTTTCAAGATTAAATATATTTTCTTCTATATCTTTAATATCAGGCGCTGAATATAATACACAATTATCTTTGCATATACGTCTAAATAATAATGCTAATGCGAGACCAAATAATGCACTTACAATTATTTGCCCAGTATTATCATAAAACAATCTATCAATAGTTACTCTTAATCCCGTAATTTCTTTTGCGGTTCCTTTTTTACTCATTAGTATATCTATCCTATCTATTCTAATCTATAAAAATTTAAAAAAATAAGAATATAATTATATAATAGGTTGGGTTATTGATGTATCTTTGCATTTAACCTCTTCAACATTATATTTATAACATTGCTTATTATGGTTCATATATACTATTTTATTAGCATTATAAGGTGTTGGGTATTTAATAACACTCCTAATTGGTGGCGATGAAATATATACATAAAAAATTCCTAACATAAACGCAAATACAAAACTAAACCAATTTATTTTAAAAATTTTATTATCTTTAATATTTTTAACCATTAATATCTCCCTATTTTATTATCTATTTTATATTTTCATTTAGGAGGTTTATAATTAATATCTTTAATACATCTTTTGGTTATAGGATTTAATTTTTTGCCTTCTGGACATTCTTTAACCTTATCTGTATCTTTTACAACAACCTTATTAGTTTTAACTTTCTTAGTAGTGTCTTTTACTTTTACACATTTTTTAGTTTTTTGATTAAATATTTTACCTTCAGGGCATACATTTGTATCAACCGCTTTATTAGGAGGAGGTATAACAGCGCGTTCATTTAAGTTTATATATTCATATGTATATATATCTGGAACTTCCTTAGCATCTGTAAATTTACAATTTAAATATTCATATAATGATGCTAATGTTTTAGTTTCTTTATATATATTATATAGACCCTTTTTCTTTTCTAAAAATAAATTATAATTATTATTATTTATTTCCCTTACAAACTTATAATCTTCATCGTATTTTAATTTTTTTTGCAGTATTATATTTTTTTCATTATCCTTATATTTAAAATAATCGCTAATCTGTTTTTTAATTGCATCTAACTTTTGTATGTTAGCGTTATTTAAAGGGTCATTATTTTTTTTATAAATATTTTTATCATATATATTAATATTTAGAATGTTTTTTTCAATATCTTTTAATATATCCATTTACTAATATTAAGGATATAAATAAAACATTAATGTAATAAAACGTCTTCGAACATACTTTTATAAAATGATTGAAGACTTTCTTCCGGTTTTAATTGTTCTTCATAAATACTTCTAGGTATATATTTAACAATAACTTTATCTTTTTTACATACAGATTTATTTGCATAATATCCTTGAATAATCAATATTGACCCTAAAAATAATAAAAATATTGCGATTGCTTTCATTTCTTAATATTAAGAAATAAGAAAAAATATAAAAATTATATTTTATTTAATTTATTGAATACCAAGTTTTTGTGAACTCCATGCATCAATTTGCTCAATACTTTGTTTAATTTCTGACATTTCGATTGATTCTGGTACTGTTGATTGATCAGTTGATTGATCAGTTGATTGATCAGTTGATTGATCAGTTGATTGATCAGTTGATTGATCAGTTGATTGATCTGTTGATTGATCTGTTGATTGATCAGTTGATTGATCAGTTGATTGATCTGTTGATTGATCTGTTGATTGATCTGTTGATTGATCTGTTGATTGATCTGTTGATTGATCTGTTGATTGATCTGTTGATTGATCTGTTGATTGATCTGTTGATTGATCAGTTGATGGAGGAACTTCATCAACAATTGCGTCTACATCTTTATTATTAAATAGCGATGTTTTTCTATTCTCAAACACGATGTCTTTCTCATTCATATTCTTTTTATATTCTTTCATTAAAGTATTTAGTTGCGTTTCTGCATATTCTTGATTTTCTAAACATTCAGGGTTAGGAGACCACGGACACCAACATCCAACTTGTGCAATATAAATATTGAACTTATTATCAATCCTCTTGATAAATTCACTACGATTTTTTGCTTCTTCAAGAGAATCAAAAACACCTCTTACTTTAATACCTCTAATAGAAGTAATAAAATTATTATCTCTATGAAATGATGATTCGAGATCATGATTATTTATAGATTTATAAAATCCATATTGTTCGCTCATATCTTTTGGATTGAAAATATATGAATTATTCTCTTTGATTGACTCCACAAAATCTTTTGAATCACTATATTTAGATAAAATACCATCCAAAAGAGTTGTCATATCATTACTAAACTTGGTAATAAACTGGTTAAACATATATGCCTCCTTATTTACTAAAACATCTTCAGGACTTAAGAAAGAAAGGAGAACATAGTTCTGTCCTCTAATTGGTTTATCTTCATCAAGATAATCTACTTCTTTTACGCTAGTAACATTAGTGCTTTCTACAACTGACATTTCAATATCTTTTCTAATAATATTATATATTATAAATCTTATATATTTTTATAATTAATTGTATAGCGTATTCAGAAAGATGATTTATTATTATTTATAAAAATATATTTACAAAAAAAATTTTATATTATAATAATAGTATAATTAGTATAATAAATGGAATATTCTGTAGATTTTTGGGATGTTATCATAAGACTTCTTAAGTATGCATTTGAAGGTCTTATAGTTGCTTTTGTTGCACTTATATTACCTAATAATAAGTTAGATTGGAGTGAAATATTGATGTTAGCATTAACAGCTGCATGTACCTTCTCTGTTCTAGACTTATTATCTCCGACTGTTTCATCTGGTGCGAGACAAGGTGTAGGTTTAGGTGCCGGTTTTAGATTAGTAGGATTCCCTAATGGGTTTTAATAATTAAATAATATTATAATGAAGGTATTATTTCGTAATTAAGTTCTAAGCATATTTTTTTCCATATTTGGTCTTGAATATATAGTTTCTCTCTACTTTTTAATAACGGAAAATATTTAAGATATTCATGTAACCCCAATATTTGGAAAAATTTATATAATACATAACTATATGATAAAAAATTTTTTCTATCTTTAGGACAATGCTTTAAAAATGGCGCTTGAATATTTCTAAACATATTGCATAATTTATCTTCAAGTTCTTGACTAAATTGAGGTGTAGGTATTCCATTTATTCTATTAATAATATAATTTATATGTTCATAATATTTATTTATTCTTAGGCGTTTGAGAATATCTCTCATTTTATTATAGGTTATTGATTTAGTATCAACAATTTTTTCTTTCTTTATCTCTGTTAAAATCTTTTCAAATATTTCATCTGGAATATCTGTACTTTCCTTGCCCTGTACTTGATTACACCATTCTCTAAAATGATTAATACGCTTATAACTGAAATGCGAAGTATCCTTCGTATTTTGTTTTAATATAGGTCTATTTTGCTCAACAAGAAGTAATTCTTGATAACCGCATTTATCACAAATAATTATAGCGTCATGCTGTAAGCAAGTCATCTGATTTTTACAATTTTTACATATTTCAATATCTTCTTCTTCAACATTTCTAACATATTTTTTATTTATAATAGACATGTATTTATCAACTAGAGAACTTTTATCTATTACATTATCTTTTGTACTATTTGAATATTTATTTATATTATTATTTATATTATTTACATCATTTATATTATTTATATTATTATAGTTGCTTTGCTTATTATCGCTAATTAGACAATTATCTATATTTAAATTATTAAGAGCATCTAATACATTTATTGTTGTTGCGGAGACGGATGAACGTTTTTTTTTTGAATCATTTTTATATATCTTAGGTTGTCTACTTAACAATTCGCTAGAAGATATACATATACCATTAGATATAGATGCATGTGTATTACTTATATTAGACTGCTTCTCAACAGTATCATAATATTGAAATAATATATAACTTGTATTATTGTAATATTCAACTTCGCTATATGTTTCTAATTCTTTAATATTATTTTTAAGTTCAATAATTTTCTCTCTTATAATAATATTGCTACTCCATAAATTATTTATATACTCCTTATCGCGTATATTTTTAGACATCTCAATATTTTCTATAATAAGGTTTGACTGCATCTCGAAATCATCCAATAATATCTTGTAAATTTCTTTGTCCTTATTAGTAAGTTCAAATTTTTTTATAATATTATTATGCATCGCATCTAATGTAAAAACATCATTATTATCAGAATTATATTTTTTTTTTGATGATTTTTCTTTGAACATCTTTATAATAGAATTATTAATATTAATTTTTATATAATAAATATAATACATACATTTAATTGATATTTTTTTCTCCTCTAATAGTATAAAGAATATAGCGTAAATGGGTGGTGGTCTTCTTCAATTAGTAGCATATGGAGCACAGGATGTTTATTTAACTGGTAATCCTCAAATTACCTTCTTCAAGGTTGTATATCGTCGTCATACTAATTTTGCGGTTGAAGCTATTCAACAAACATTTAATGGAACTCCTGGTTATGGAAACACAGTAACTTGTCAAATATCGCGTAACGGTGATTTAATTAATCGCGTATATCTTCAAGTAAAATTACCAAAAATACAAGGTGAATCTGGTGTGACTACTACTTTATCTACAGGAGCAAGATATGTAAATTATATCGGGTTACGCCTTATTAAATCAGTTGCAATTGAAATTGGCGGACAACAAATAGATAAACATTATTCTGATTGGTTATATATTTGGAACGAACTTTCTTTACCTAGAGGCAAAAAATATGGTTATGATACTATGGTTGGAGCAGACAAAGATATAACATGGGTAAAAGACACTAATCTTTATATCCCATTAGAATTCTGGTTTTGTCGTAACGTTGGTCTTGCTCTTCCATTAATCGCCCTTCAATATCACGAAGTAAAAATCAATATTCAATTTGAATCAAAAGAAAATTGTTTTGTAGGTGTAACTGAGACTAATGGACAAACAGTAGAAACTGTTGGTTCATCTATTAATGGTTATGCTAGTCTCCCTGCAATTACAGAAGCTGCTTTATGGGTTGATTATATATTCCTTGATACCGATGAACGTCGTCGCTTTGCTCAATTATCTCATGAATATTTAATTGAGCAATTACAATTTACAGGCACAGAAACTCTCAGCGCTTCTAAAGCTACTTCAGTAACTAATAATCGTATTAAACTAAATTTTAATCACCCTTGTAAAGAATTAGTTTGGGTTGCAAAACCATCAAATTACGTCAAGAAATCTACATGGTATAATTATACTGATACAGATAATATTGATACTTCTGTTGCACTTATTAATGCATTAAATTTAAATACGAGCACAAGCAATACAACTTTTAGTACTTCCAATTATATGATTGGTATTAACCCCGATCCTTTTGCTACTACCCCTGCTAGTTCTCCATTCCAAGATGCTATACTGCAATTAAATGGTAACGATCGCTTTAGTGTTCGCGAAGCTACATATTTCTCATATGTTCAACCATATCAACATCATACTAATATACCAACAAATCCAGGTATTCACGTTTATTCATTCGCACTTAAACCAGAAGAACATCAACCAAGTGGAACTTTAAATATGTCTCGTATTGATACTGCAACACTTATGCTCAACGTTAAAAAAGATGTTAAAAATAATGCTAATCCATCTGCGCAAGCAGAATTTAGTGGAATTAATATATATGCTGTAAATTATAATGTACTACGTATATTATCAGGGATGGGCGGTTTAGCATATTCCAACTAATATTATATTTGACAATTTATATATTATAATAGTTAAATATTAATACGTGTATTAATCCTTTTTTTTTTCTCCTCTAATAGTATAAAGAATATAGCGTAAATGGGTGGTGGTCTTCTTCAATTAGTAGCATATGGAGCACAGGATGTTTATTTAACAGGTAATCCTCAAATTACCTTTTTCAAGGTTGTATATCGTCGCCATACTAACTTTGCAATTGAGGCAATCGCTCAAACTTTTAATGGAACCCCTGCATATGGTAATCGCGTTACATGTCAAATATCACGTAATGGTGATTTAATTCATCGTATGTATTTATCACTTCTAATTAATGATAATAAATCATTATGTGCAGGATATGGATTACGTATAATTAATAATGTTGAAATAGAGATTGGTGGTCAAAAAATAGATAAACATTATTCTGATTGGTTATACATATGGAATGAACTTTCTTTACCTAAATCTAAACGTGATGGTTATAATAAAATGGTAGGAATGTCAGGTGGTACAACTATGTTAGATAAAACATTATATATTCCATTAGAGTTTTGGTTTTGTAGAAACGTTGGTCTTGCTCTTCCATTAATTGCACTTCAATATCATGAAGTTAAAATAAATATTCAATTTGAAACTGGTGCTAATTGTGGCGGTGTGGATGTATTAAATTCTTTCCCTACTGCTACTTTATGGGTTGACTATATATTTCTTGATACTGATGAACGTCGACGATTTGCACAATTATCTCACGAATATTTAATTGAACAACTACAATTTACAGGTTCTGAAATGGTTCCAACTTCAACAACTGGAGGAAACCTAAAAGCAAAACTAACATTTAATCATCCCTGCAAAGAACTTGTATGGTTCATTAAGAAAAATGGTACCGATCAAAATATTAATAATAATAATTGGTTTAATTATACCGGTTATGTGGCAAATACAGGAACTATTACTTCTCTACCCTATAAATATAATACGGGTGCACATTCTCTACGTGATTCACCAAATACTGGCGCTGCAACTTCTAATATGGTTAAAAAAGCAAAACTTACACTTAATGGAAATGAACGTTTTTCCGAGCGCACAGGAACATACTTTAATTTAGTTCAACCTTATCAACATCATGAAAATATACCAACTAATGCAGGTATAAATGTTTATTCATTCGCTCTTAAACCTGAAGAACATCAACCGAGTGGAACTTTAAATATGTCCCGTATAGATACTGCAACTCTCAATATTGATTATGGTATTGTACCTAATGATAATAATGCTGCATTAAATGTATATGCTGTTAATTATAATGTGTTACGTATTCTTTCTGGGATGGGTGGTCTCGCCTATTCAAATTAATATAATCTTATCAAATTATATTTATTAAATTACGTATTAGTGATAAATGAATTATAAAGCCTTTTTTTTTTCTCCTCTAAT